CTATTTTTTCTTAGGTAATCCACCCTTTTCACTAGCAAATATCCCTTGTTTAACTTGAGCAAGAGTTTCCTTAGCTCTACCGAACGGAGAATAGAGATTATATATTCTGTAAATATCATCAATACTCAATACGCTTGAATAATACTCTATAAGTGCTTTTAAGGAAACTTTATCTTTAACACTTTCAGTTAAATTAGCTGTATTCTGTTTTTTTTCCTGAGCTTTAGTTTCAGTTTTAGTAGCTCCTCCAGTTTTTGAAGGTTCACTTGCGCCTATTATCTGCTTATTTACTACATTTCCGTTCTCATCTATCGCTACTGCATATACATTAGTCCCATCATCAAACTGGCTTACGCTTACTTGCGGAGCATTCTTTTTCTTGCTTACTCCGATAGCGCTTTGTATCATTGATGATGAAATCCCTGTTGCTCTGGTAATCTGTGCTATATCATCTCCACTTGCATTATCTAACGCCCCTGATGACAAAAGAGAGTTAAATTGCTCCCATGCTAGCTTTGCCTGCTGAGAGTTAATATCAAATTGCTTAGTTTGAAGATTAAGCTTAGTTTCTAAATCTGCCTTTCTCATAGCAATATCCGACCTTATATTTGCAGTATCAGCGTTAAATTTATCAGACAACTTACTCAATCTCCCTGTCATAGTCGCCTCTGATAAATAAGGATTATCTTTGATTTTGGCAACCTGCTCGTTGTATGCGTTTGTTTTTGCTGATAATCCAGACTCAATATCTCTTATTCCTGATGAAGCATATAACTGTTCATATAATTGTGGTAAATTAATAGTTGGCTGGTTAAATGCTCCGGCTGTATCTATGCCTGTACCGCTTGTAGTCGTACTTGGTGTACTTTTTGCTCCACTTGGGGTAGTTGTTGGCATCGCAGGTGGAGGCGCAGGTTCAAGTCCTGCCTGTTTACGCTGTGCTTCAATATAGGCAACATTAGCAGGATTAGTTTGTGCAATTACTTCTTGGGAAACGGCTTGCCCTGCCCCTTGTTGGTTGCTCTGTGTGTTTATCTGCCCCGGTTGACTTAAAGTACCTCCAAAAAACTGTTGCCCATCATACCATCCACCCTCTTGAGCTTGAATTGTTTGTCCTGAATTTAGTCGAATTTGGTTTCCCTGCGTTACTTGTGCCAATTTAATATCTCCTTTCTATTTAATAATTTATATACTTTTGAACCATAAGTATCAGTTGTTTTATGACAATCGTGACATAAGGTTCTACCATTATCAATTTTTAACCTTAATTCGGGATATAAAGAAAAAGGTTTAATATGGTCGGCATTTAAAATACCACCAATTTCAAAACACATTTGACAGGTATATAAATCTCTTTCAAAAACTGCCCTTCTCCATTCCTCATATTCAAGGGACTCTCTTAATGCCTTGTTAATAGGAGTAATTCCACCTTTCCATAAATTTGATTTTGCACCACGAATCTTGAAGTTTGGTTTACCTAATCTTGTTTTACTCATTTTATTTTTAGATTCTTCTGTGTGTTTTTTTCCAATCCATAATGTTGAACCTTTTTTAAATTCTGTATTAAGACTTTTATGTTCTCCTTTTTTAATTTCACTTTGAGGAGCAAAATGTTTTCCTTTATATCTAATAGAAAACTCTTTTCTCCATTTTTTAGATACATTATGTCCTTTTATAAATCTTCCTAATTCATCTCTCACAGATCAAACCTCCCCCTCAAATCCTTACTATTTCTATTACCAAAAAAGTCAGGTACATCAAAGAACGGGCGATTGTGCTCATATTTCGCATTTTCGACTTTGATTTTGTTCCATGCCGTAATTGCTATTTGTTTAGCTTCTATACTTCTAAACTGTGCAGATTTATCGTCATCTGTCTTGGACTTCAAAATGGCTACTGCTTCTAATTCAATACTTTCATTTAATTCTGGGGTAGAGTAGGAAAAGATTGTAGTATCCCCATCAGCACTCAAAGAAGAAGGGACTTTTATTCCCCATACGTGAATATTATTAGTTCCTGCGGATGTAGGTACAGGCCATATGAAAAACCTTCTCCATTGATTTGCCCACTTTTTATCAGTTGAATCAGGATTATCCTCTTTCCAGTTTAAATAATCATCAAAACTAAGAGGTGAGCCGTCAGGCTCTTCACCGTATCTGTCATCATTGCCATCAGAGTCAAGTATCGTCAGTTTCCAAATAGAGTTAGACCTCCAGTTTTTAGGATAATCGTAATATTCCTGCCCGTTCTGAGTTGAAGTCTTTTTGGCGTCCATTAGTTCAGGCCATGGGAATAATGCTGATACTTTTCTATAAGCTCTATTAATGACTCTTTTGATAAGACTAGGACTAAAGAGAGTACTTTCCTCTCCAACATTAATATCGTCCTGTACAGCTTCAACTAAATCCGCAAATGTTTCCAATTTATATCCCTCCTCCTATCTGATTAAAATAAGCAAATTCACCAAATAGTTCTTTTGCCTTTTTGTTATAAGCTAAAGCCTCTTCTTCTTTGTTTTCAAATCGTCCTAAAGTCTTTGATTTTCCATTTAATCTGATATTTACAAACCATTTTTGGCGACTTTTATCCCAATAAACGCTTTTATATCCTGATTTGTTATTTGCTTGCATTGGACGATTAGTCTTATTTTGGCTATGAGTAGCAGTTCTTAGATTCTCTCGTCTATTATCTAGCTTGTTTTGATTTATATGGTCTGATACTAGACCTTTTGGGGTTTTTAGTATCTCTCTATGCATATAAACAACGTGTTTAGGGTCAGTATGCCTAATTGCATATCCTCGAATATCACAGTACCACTTCCACTGATTAAGCCACTCGAAGTCTTCAGCATCAACGATTGCGAACTTACCCCTAGTTAATTTAATTAATTTTGTATCCATATATCAAGAATAGAGTATAGGTTTATTTTATGTCTAGTTAGGTTTCTGCCAAAATTCATTATTTTTTTCAAATTGTTCTTTTGATTTTTCTTCAAATCTAGTTTTCGCAAATCCTTTTCTTTTGCCCCAAATTTGCACTAAATTTTTTGTCCCAGTTGGAATAACAACAAAAGGAGGCTCTACTGTTTCAAGAAAAAGACTATCAGGTTTAACCTCCCATTCAAATTCCCAAAATTTAGGAAATTTCCTTTTTCTTTTCCCATAACAAAAATCGCAAAACCATAAATCGGGAGATTCAACAGTATAAAGCGCACGATAACCTTTCGTAGTGGGGACAATAGCTGTTTTTGGACTACCGTTTATTTGAACTACATTTCCGATTAAATTAAGAGTTCCACTTGCTTGAACATTCATATTATTCTGTGAATTAAGAATTACATTCCCAAAATCATTTTCATCATTCAAAATAAGATTGCCTTTTAAAACAGCAAAGTCTCCAGAAGATTCATAAGCTCGGATATTCATTACACCACGAGTATATAAATTTAGTGAATGAGAGAATCCGGCACTAATGCTATATCCCATTTTCCCCCAAGTAGTTCCCCCTGCTTCATCTGATAATCTGAAGATATCTCCTGCGCTTCCATAAACCTCCAGACCAGTTGTTTTAAGATGCATTATCTCCGTTTCAGCGGTATCAAAACCTATTAATCCTGTTTCATCTAAACGAATTGTATTATTATCGCTTGAATCAAAAACATTTAACTGTGTATTTTCCCCATCAATTTCAATATTTCCTCCTCCAACTAATACTTTTCCAGAAACTAAACTTCCAGCTTGTACCTCTCCCTTAAACACCGCATCTCCTGTAGTTCCGTCTATCGCAAACGTAGTAAGTCCTGCAATATCTCTTGCTGTTATTCCGTTAGGAGTTAAACGTAAATCTCCCGTCAAGCCTTCCTTAAAATTTCCTATCTGTATTGCACCTGATTGAACTAAATCAAACTTCTCAAGTATCTTACGGCTTCTAGTATTTAATGCCGTACTTAAAAGCTCAACTGCTGTTCTTTTAATAGGAAAGGTTTTATCTTTTGAAACTGAGGGGCTAAAAGTACCCGCAGGATTTGCTTGACTTGTTAAAGGCACTAGAAGTGGCTCTCCTGGAAAGGGGTTATCCTGAACTATTTCTTGATGGTAAGTTTTATCATCCATTATTGAAAATATGAAAGTATTCTAAAAATCTCTGGTGTAGTATTTCCGTTTGGAACTAAAACTAAACGTCTTTCTAGGATGTCCATTTCTTCCCCAATCCTAAAAGTAGCTTTTTTTGCTCCTGCTATAGTAAAGGCATCATTCCCGTCTGCTGTCATAGCCTGCACCCAAGTGCCTGATTTATTCTTCTGATAATAGAAATAAATCTTACATCCTGCTGGGAGTGCATCAAAAAATACTTCTACATGACTGACTTTTGTTATCTGTTCTGCTTTTTTCGGAGGCATCCTAAACTCAAGCGATTGCCAGTCTCCTTGTGCTTTGTTATCTGGGTTTACAGCCCGTACCCCAAAATCCGTACCATCCCTATAGCTCGCTATAGTCGTCCCGTCTACATTGACTACAGCCCCTATCTCGTCAACATCCATAGCATATTC